GCGCCTCTTCACAGACGAACTGCATCAGCATGAGGTTAGAAAACCCGTTGCCTAGGGAAGTGCACATCTCGCCGGACATTCTGGTGGCTTCTACCATCACCTTGAAGTCCTTAAAGACACACAAATTGAAGCCGCCTAGCACTTCGGTCACCAGGCGCATGAACTCCCCCCCTGCGGGTAGGTGTTGTGTCATGTACGAATAAAGCTCAAATTCGCATGCTTCCATCAGCTCTCGCACAAACAGACTCTCAAAAGCTGTATAGTCTGTGGCAATGTATTTACCCCCTTCACGGTGCAGATAACTCATTATATAATCAGGTCGATCCGCAACAGGAACATGCTTGATAAAGGCCTTGTGTCGATACACTTGCTCTTCTATCAGCTTAAAGATAGGCCCCACAGCACATTTAAATACATCCGAGCGCGAGTTGATAGCGCGGGCGTGCTTGTAGGTTGGATAATCCTCATCTTTCATGAAGGAGCTGCATCGAAAGTAGCGGTGGGATTTATCTGGATCCCACATACTCGAAACGCCATCCCATTGAACCCGGAGCTCTTGTCGTCTCCAGTCGGGGTAATCAGTGTGGCTTAGCCATTGCTCAACGCTCACATCTGCATCGTGGGGAATGGGGACAAATTCCTTACGGCAAACCCGCCTGACGTGTCTTCTGAATTTCGTCATAAGTACACCCTCAGACGGGAGCGGTTTCTTTAGAAACCTATGTCTCACCCCAGCGATAGTCGTATCTGGGTCCAGGGGATCTGGGTGTGGGCGAACCGCTCCAACCACCACAGGTCCCAAAGATATCTGGACCACAGGGCGCTTTCCCAAAGCTACCTCACGCGGTTTTGAAATTACCGCAGATTCCTTGATCTCCGCGATCGGATCCATAGAATTCTCTAGGTACCGATATCCGCGGGCGTACGACCTTAGTCCGCCTTTCACGCTGGGGCGGGTCAGAAACACCGTTTGCGCGCCTGCCGGTTCTGATACCACAGGCCCTGCGCAACTTCAACGGTGTTTCCCGCCACATCTCCACCCTCTCTCTCTTGATAGAGATTTTTGTCTAAGTTTATGGTGTGTGTGGACTTTACCGAAACGAGCAACCTATCTTTGAGTACAAGGGGATCGTCAGTCAGCATGATGACCGGGGTAGTCATCTGTGCCAACAACTCATGTGAAATGAGCAGATAGTCGGGAACTCCAGTAAGTTTCCCGAAGGTGTCTTCGTTGAGTAGGACGCCATTTAAAGTCTTTCGGTATGCAATCACGCTATACCGGGCATCGACATGCTTCAGCTCCCGGAGTGACATGGCGTCGGCACGCCTGTCAACATCGTCCCAGTCTTGATTGGTCATCGACGAGTAGCTGTGGGTGGTGCGCTCACAGAATTTCGATCTGTACCCGCGCTTGGCACAGAGATAGCGGTCGGCGAACACCGCGGCAACCTGATAGAGCAGGCCGGCAACCATCCATTGCCAACACATCAGGTACTCGAACTGGTCGAGATATACTGCCAATCCAACGAAAATCGCTGGGAAAATCAACACAAACAACCAAAAGGTGAAAGTGGCTTCCGCAGTTTCGTCCTGCCATTTACAAAGGAAATTCTTCCTACGTTCCTCATGAATGAGGTCAACGCGGTTCCGTTTGTCGCCGAGTCTTTTCTCGGCTTCTTTTAAGTACTCTTGGGCATGGTTTAGATCACGTCGCAGGTGCATATTTGCATCCTGTGCGACACGTGTCTCCTCGGTTTGCTCGTGGAGCGCATCTTTCAGGCCATTGGCCTGATCGACTGCCTCTTTCACAGCATAAACGGCGGCTTTATCTCCGCCGCGGCTTGGGCCGGTACCCTTGCCTCCCTTTCTCCTCGGATTGCCAGCTTTTGTCAGCCTGGTCGAATGATCCAGAGGAGGGTTGTCTCGTGTCTGCTTGCCAGACGGTGGGGATTTCCCTCCAACCTTCTTGCCAGCTTTGGGGCTCGAGACTGACTTTCCCGGTTTGCGGCTGGTACCACCACGTGGTTTCCCAGATGCCGTCTCCGGTTCGTCTTTGCATTTCTCCCATTTCTTTGGTGAAGAAAACATGCAAGTATGCGGGTAAATCCCTATGCAATACTCTTCTGAAATAACCGGTCAGGCTCCGGAGACAAGTGAGGGTATCGTGTGTGCTTTCGCTACT